GATGCAGCGCAGCTCGACCACTGCAGGCTCGGCCAGCTCTGACCACCCCTGCGTAATGTATTGAATGAATTGCCTGATTTGCTCAGGATTTGATTGCATCTGTTGGCTCTGCATCTTATTATTCCTCACGAGGTTACCCGCCTCATTGATGCCTCAACTACCCCCCAGCGCGTCTCCTCGCTGGGGGATTTTTCTTTTTATGCTCAGAACTCAAAGTCACCGGCTGGTGCAGCTGCCGGAGCTGGCGGTGCCACTGGTGCAGGTGCGGCAACCGGAGCTGGTGCAGGTGCCAAGGCAATGCCAGCTGCTGCGCCGTCTTTGAGGCAATCGGGACGCGGCACCCACTTCAGGACTTCCAGCACCGGGCTGATCGTGCTGCCACGCTTGAACTGCATGGCCTTGGTATCGGCCAGGCGCACGAGTGGCAGCTGTCCTGGTGCCGGTTGCTGCTGCAGCTGCGGTGCGAGATCTGTCAGTGCCTGCCACGCAGCTGTGCCTGCTTGCTCCCAGGTTGCCACGTTGCCGCCGCCGGTGGCCACGGTGATGCTGAAGCCTTTCTTCCAATCCTCGCCGGGTGCGGGCAGCATCTGCGCTGGGCTTGGGTTCCACTTCCATTCCGGTGCCACGCCGGCGATGCCTTCGGACTTCTGCCAGCCGGTCTTTATCTTTTCGATGTCGAGGACCATGCCTTTGCTAGCGTCGTAAGCGGTCTTGTTGCTGCCGTCGCGGATGTAGAACGACTTGGAGCCGATCGCCCCGTCTTGCGTGCCGCGTGCGGACCACTGCAGGAAGGGACCGTTGGCGCCGTTGCCGCCTGTGTCGAGAGAGAACATGTTAGTGCCTTTCGTTGTCGGGTGCTTGTAGCACCGAGGAATGCCTGCTGCCGGCAGGCTCGGATCTCAGGGTCAGACCCCGTAGAATTCTTTGCGCATCGCTTCAGCGCCGGACCAGTAGAAGCTGGACGTGTTCATCGGCACGATCGCCTTGGCCTGGTCCTTGTCGCAGTGACGCAGGAACGCCTCCATCCGGCTGATCTGCACCTTAGCTGTGGCCAACAGCTCGGACGGATCGCCGTCCTCCAAGAGGCTGGTCTTCTTGTCGGATACATACAGAAACTTCACGGCCAGGTTGCCCTTGGCCTTGGCGTAGATCGCGCGTTGCAGCTGATGCTCTGGCGACATCTGCGTTGGGATGCGCCCGGTGGTCTTGAGATCGATGACCAGGCCATGCTCTGGGAAGACCAGATCCAGGTAGCCGATCACCGGGATCGACCAGCCATCGCCCACGGCGGTGATCTCCACCTTGTTCTGGTGGTGGTCGCCCTCTTCCACTTCCGGGAAGTCTGGCTTGCCGTATGCCTGCAGCTCGGCCACGGCCAGGGTGGCCATGGGTTTGATGCGCTCACGCTCACGGGTGGTTGCCTCGTCGCCGATCATGTAGCGCCCGTCGAACTTGGCAATGGCCTTGTCGATCGCCTCTGTGGCTGGCGTGCCAAGGAGGATAGAGGCCACTGCGTCTTCGGTGCAGATGCCACGCCAGGCCGCTGCACCCATAGGCGTGCGCTTGCCGTGCAGATACTGCATGACCCACACGTCCGGTGCGTTAGACCAGAGGTTAATCGACGACGCAGACAGGTGGTCAATCCCGTGCTTGGCGAAGCCGTCAGAGCATTGCGTCATGTGCCATTCTTTCCCGAGCTAAGTAGCAAAAATCCAGAAACGTAACGTCAGCCCGCACACCTTGCAGCATGAGAACGCAGCGCACAGGCTGACGGTCATATTTGTAAATCAGCACAGGCTGCTTGTGCGCACGCTCAGCTGCAATCCTAGCCTGGTTCCACCAAGCCTCCGAGCCGCCGATCGGGCCGTCCTTGTAGCGCTTCAGCTCCAAGAGGTAGGGCCAGGCCGGATCGTCGGTAACGAGATCCCCGTGAGCTGATTGCTGATACTGACGAAGATCACGCGCAAACTTGATGCCCAGCTCATCGCGCAGTGCGTTGGCTATGTCGCGCTCAAACCCGGCGCCCTTGGCTCTGCTGTCAGCCATCGCTGCTCTTAGCGTCAACAGCCGTGTCACCACCAGCCCAGCTAATCGTAATCGATTGCGCCTGAGGTGCATCCTCACGCTTGTCACGGATGCCATGCGGCTGAGAACGCGCCAACGTCCAACGCAACGTCTCAATCTCCAGCTTACGACGCTGAATCTCAGCGCCAAGCCAACGCCCGTCGCAAGGCGTGCCATCCGCGTGATGCGTCGGCAACGGCGCAGTCGCCAAGTTGTTAATCCGGTCCGAATGCCATTCAGCCTGGCGCACACGACCCTCGCGGTAGAGGCGGAAGAACTCATCGTCCCGCATCACAGCCGACGTGATCGCACGATACGACGGCATGTGCTCACTCTCCACAATCTGCAACAGGTTCTCGCCCTGCCCCATCCGATCGGCAACCTCAACCATAATGGCCTTGGTAACCCTGACCGAATGACCCTTTTTGTTTCCGCCCATCACAACCTCCTTTTAGGTTTAACAGACTTTACACCAAACTGCCCATCTGTCCAGCTGTTTGCAGGCACAGCACCCAAAGTCATCATCTGAATAAGAATGCGCTCGTTCTCATCAGGCGCATGGTAACTGGTGTGATCAGGGTGCATGCACCACTTGCAGATCATGCCCGGCGTGCTAACCCCAAGCCGCTTGTGCATGTCGTCATACGAAAGACCCTGCGATAAACGCCAACGCTCAAGGTTATTCATGTTTTGAGATCCACTGTGTTGAGGATTTGCCTGATGAAATTCAGGCATGCGGTTGCTGGCAGTTTGCCGATCGCTGTTCCGTTCTGCCAGACGTAGACGCCATCTGGCCTGGTGGTCAAAATGACGGCTGTATCTGTTGTGATGATTGGCTCATGCTCACCAAGGAATATCATCCTCAAGCTCCCTATTTCTGATTGCCGTTACCTCAGCGCCAGGAAAGGCGGCCTTCGCCGCGTCTATCATCTCCTTCGCCAAACTCGCACGATACATTGACAGAGCCAAAACCATCTCGCGCTCAGTGATAAGCTCTAATCCAGGGTATGCCTCCTGCGCTCTCTGCCAGGCCCTAGAATCGCGCATGAGGCCGAAGCTATACCCGTCTGCCTGAATGAGCCAGACATGCGCTGTAGGAGGCTCTCCGTGCGTCTGCGTGGCTATCTGGTTCATGGCGTGCATGCCGCGGATGCAGACGGACGCGCGAAGAGCTATTTCGTCGGGGTCTTGGTCGTCAATCGCCTGGTTCAGCTTGGCCATCGCTGAGCCGTATTTGGAAGCCATCTCCGGTGGCACTAGCTCAACCAACCGGTCAATGCCCCAGCGGTGGTCCATCTCGTTCGATGCCAGATCGAAAGGCGCTAGGGCGAAATCGCATTTGATCTGAGTGGCGGTCACGTCACGATGCAAAACGCGATCAGCGCTGCGCTGTCTCTTTGGTTTGGTTGGTCGATGTTCTGGCATATGTTCTCCGAAGTCGCTTCCACACCTTTTCCACACCACACAGGCGTCGGTGCAGCTTCACCACCACACCACCACACCCCTATATAAGGGGTGGTGTGGTGGATGTGGCTGAGTAAGTTTTTTCCACACCTTCCACACTTACTACCACACCTGTAGAGGCAAGGTGTGGTTGCATAAATGCAACGCTTTTGATGAAGAAAAGCCGGGAAGCCAAGGCCATTGAGGCATCGTTACAACCCAGCTTTCCCCGGCAGATTTAACCCTTGAGCGCCTCAGAAACAAACTTGCGAAGACGCTCCGCAACCTCAGCACGGCGAAGATAGAACATCAAAGCCTCGATGTCGTCGAAGTCTACCTCCCCATGTTTGCTCAGCTCCATGTCATTTTCGATGCACTCAAGCGCCGTCTGTGCCTGCTCAAGCGTAATGCAAACTGTCTTGATCATGTTAGTATCCCTTCCGATCGGTTAGTTGGTGAATGCCTGGCAATCCTGCCACTGCAGATAGTATCCGCCAGCGCCCTCAATCATGACGCCAGCGCCGCAAGAGTCTGCCCAAATCGACGCGTTGGCAGCGCCCCAAATAAGCCAGGGCAAGCAATACAAAAGCACAAGGCAACCAATGCCGCCGATGATGTCGCGGATCATGCTGCGGCCTCCTCTTCCATCGATGCAAGATTAGCGTTCAAGCTTTGTGCAAGCTCTCGCCAATCAACATCAGCCCAGCAACCGCTGATGAAGTCGGACAACAGGCCAGGCTTGAGTTGCGAAAGGGCTTCACATTCTTCTGCGATGTACATCACCGCATCGCGCAGTTCTTCATGCTCAACATGAAAAACGTCCATTTCCGCAAAGTAGTCCGGCATGCCGTCCATATACCAGACGTTGACGAGCCAGGTTTCGCGGTTCTTCCAGCCGTTGCATTCCATGATTGCTATCCTTGTTTGTTAGTTGGTGCAGTGAGTCTGTCAGATGCGGCCGATGACCGCGCCATCGTCAAGGTCTAAGACCTCCACAAAACAGCGGCCAGAGCCCTTTGGGTCAATGTTGATGCGAGTCTCGCCATCCTCAAAGCCCATGATGGCAATGGTCTTGGCCGCGTCTTCTGCAGTGTGGAAGATTTTGTGCGGCTTGTTGGCCAGGGTCATCATCTGTTTGAATCCTTGTTTTCTAGTTCGTGCAATCAAGGTATGCGACAGATGGGCAGATTGTCAATACATAAAATTGCGGATACGAAATTTTTATTGCTCTTTGGTCCTGGTGCATTCATGCTTAGGCCAAGCAAGCTTGGGGCTGATATGGTTTACACTGTCAAAGAAATACGCTGCATGATCGCGGGGCTCCCATTGCCTGACGTGGCCAAGGGGTCAGGTGTTGCGCACTCTACACTGTGGAGATTGCTGGCCGGCAAACAGGAAGCGCGGGAAGGAACCTTGGCAAAGCTCACGGACTACATCGATCGGAGGGTAAGCGTATGACCTATGCACGCGTCATCCTGTTTGCCCAGCTACGCGCGGGGGTATTCAGATACCCCATCATATTACATAATGAGCCTTATGCGACTTTTGTTTTGCGTGAAAACAAGGGGCCGGGGAGGATTTGCGCCTAAAATCATAGGCCGCGACCCCCACCCCTCGCCAAACAACCCGCCACTCTCTACCGCTGTATAACGGGTCTACGAAACATCCACATCGTCTGAGGCTGCCATGTCTTCCAAGCTGCAAAACATCGTGATTCCCTACGCGCCTCGTCCCTTGCAGCGTGAGTTGCATGACAAGATGGACGCCAAAAGGTGGGGGGTTGTTGTGTGCCACCGTCGGTTCGGCAAGACGGTGTGGGCGATCAATCATATTCTGCGGGATGCGATTCTGTCGAGGAAGTCGAACCCCCGGTATGCCTACATGGCCCCGACGTATAGGCAGGCGAAGAACGTGGCGTGGGATTATTTGAAGCAGTTTGCTGGTGCGATCCCTGGGGTGAAGTTTCACGAGACGGAATTGCGGTGTGACTTGCCCACTGGCGGGAGGATCTCGTTGCTTGGCGCTGAGAATCCGGACAGCTTGCGCGGTATTTACTTGGACGGCTGCGTGATGGACGAGGTTGCGCAGATGCCTGAGAATGTGTTTCCGGAGATTATTCGACCGGCCTTGTCGGATCGGAAGGGTTGGGCTGTTTTCGTCGGCACGCCGAAGGGTCACAATGCGTTTTATGAGTTGTATGAACAGGCGTCGTCCAATCCGGATTGGCTGTGTGTGGTCAATCGGGCCAGCGAGACGGGTGTGTTGGATG